AAAGAAAACAACTCGCTAAAGAAAGATATTGAAACTTTAACTATTGAAAAGGATAAGAATTTTGATTTAGTATTAGAAAGAAACAATGAACTATATATATGTAGAATGGAAGCTATGGAGTGGAAGGAATTATTCTATAGTGCTATGGATATATATCCTAATGAAAGTTATCCATATAATTAACATATAATAGATAATGGTTCCTAGTAAGTAATGGCGCTTATAAACGTATAGTGAACTAGGGTAAAAGGATATAGTAATAGCGGTAGCTTCCTTTCCATTTTATATAAATTGGTTGTATTAAGAGGTTCAAGAAAAGAGTTCTTACCTGGTGCCGACTAATCCAATAATATCTTAATACATAAAAATCAAAAGCCGATAGAAGTATAGATGCATCTACTTACCATAAGATTTATCCAAAATTGTAATGAGGGATGGAACACGGGAAGTGCCTATCAAGTGAAAGTCTTGAGTCCCTCACTAACCTTTCATTATTCAAATAATTATTATCGAATCAAATCTCCTTAATAATTCGAATAATGTAAAACCTTTGATAGATGGTGAACAACCATCTTTTATTTTTGTATAAAATCGCTTTTCGCGGAAAGAGTTGTAATGGGGATAATAACATTATAATCTTATGGAATAAAAAACATAATATATAAAAGAGGAATAGATATAATTAAACAGTATATAAAGAGATAAGGAATAGAGAAGATATATTATACTGTTAAATAAGAAAAACCTTTAATAAACAAGTAAATGGTTAATAAGATATAGTGAAGGAGGATATTTGTGGGAGTAACATTGGCGATAAAACAAAATAATAATATATTTGATATGTTTGCACAGTATCATAAAGCAAAAGAATTCCAAGATAATCTTCCAGCTTTAGATAACCCAAGAACAAAACAAATAGACTTGAATCAAATAATAGGTAAAGAGTATGAATCATTTTGGTATAGTAGAGAACGTTATAGAGTTATAAAAGGAAGTCGTGCAAGTAAGAAATCTAAAGTAACTGCATTATTCTATATAACAAATATGATGGAATTTTCAGAAGCCAATTTAGTAGTAATAAGAAAACATCTTAATACCCATAGAACTAGTACAAGAAATGATTTAATATGGGCTATAAATAGATTAGGAGTAAAAGATGATTGGTATTATAGTAAATCAGATAATGGAGATTTAACTATAACTAGAATAAGTACTGGTCAAAAGATATTCTTTAGAGGATTTGATGACCCACTTAATATTACATCTTTCTCTGTAGGTCATGGTATACTATGTTGGGCTTGGTTTGAAGAGGCTTTCCAAATAGAATCAGAAGAAGACTTTGATAAAGTAGATAAATCAATTCGTGGTAGAATGCCTGATGGTAGTACATTGGAAGAACATGGGTTATGGAAACAAATAACATTTACCTTTAATGCCTGGTCAGATAAATGGTGGGGTAAAAGAAGATTCTTTGATAAATGTCCTGATGTTAATGTAACGGAAGAAGATTTAGATAATTATAATGCAGGTAAGATACCAACTATAAACAAATATGCAAGTTTACCTAAAGAAAGTATATTTGTAGGTACAACAGTATATGCTGCTAATGAATTTCTAGATGAAGATGATATTGCAGTATTTAATTTAACAAGGGTTAACAATCCAATAGCATTTAATATAGAAGGACTTGGTAACTGGGGTATATCAGAAGGACTTATTTATAGAAACTGGACTGTTATGGATTTTGATTATAAGGAAATAATAAAGAAATCATTAAATGTTAATGGTAAAACAGATTTAAAATTAAGATTCGGATTAGACTTTGGTTATACAAATGATGTGGCAGCATTGATTGCTTGTATAATAGATGAAAAGAATATGCGTATATGGATATTTGATGAATTCTATAAAGCAGGACAAACAAATATGATGCTTGCGGAAATGTTAAGATATAAAGGTTATAATAAAGAAATAATAAGATGTGATGCAGCAGAACCAAAAAGTATTGATGAGTTAAAATACTTTGGTATAACTAGAGCAATAGGAGCAGCAAAACATAAAGATAATGGATTAAAACAAGGTATATCTAGATTACAAGATTATAAGATAATAGTTAATAGTAGATGTCAAAATACTATAATAGAATTGAATAACTATGTATGGAAAAAGGATAAGGATACTAACAAACTATTAAATGACCCAATAGATGAATACAACCACTTAATGGATGCCTTGAGATATGCAACAGAAGGAACAAGAAAGAGAACATTTAGATTCTAGGAGGTATTCTATGAATAAAGAAGAAAGGGATAGAGAGAAAGAACTTAAATATCTTATCTATCTTAAAAGTGAATTATTAAAACAAACAAAGAAAGAGTTAATGGAATATAGAAGGGAACTGCAAAACCTGGGGGATAACAAGGTTATGCGGAAGAGGAGGAAATAATATGTATCAATTATATGCAGAAATGAATGATGGAAGAGAATTCTTTATAATGGAATGGAAGGATACAAGTTTATTTCATACAATATTAAAGAATATCAAACCAGGTAATTATGTTAAAGATTATTTAGTATATCAAGGTAATGAATTGATAGAGATAATCGATTTAAGATTAGGAAAGGAGGTAAAGGGAAATGAAAAAGTTCTTTCAAAGAATATGTGATTGGTTTCTTAAACATGTGGAGGAAATCAAAACTGCTTATCTAGTACTAGTAACTGCAGCATTACTAATACTTATATTATTTATAATACTTGTTGTAACTATGTGTAATGATTTAGTAGAAGTAGTAGAAACTAGAAATATGGAGATAGCAGAATATAAAGAAGAAATACATCAAATAACTATAGAAAGAAATATGGCACAAGGGGCATTAGATTCTGTTATTCAAGATTATGAAGATGCTATTCCAAAACAACAATACATAGATGATATTGAATATTTAGAATCAGTAATATTAGAGCTTCGTGGAGAATTTGAAAGAGAATGTAACTCCAATAACTAAACATAAAATAAATAAAGAATAAGTAAAGAAGGAGGAATACATATGCCAAAGAGCAAAAAAGGAATGCTGAATAACAATCTTGGCGGAGATACAATTACATATTTAGATGAAGAAACTAATAAAGTTAAAAAAGATACCATCGAAACATATAATGTATCCGCTAATGATGTTGAGGTTGATAAACTAGTACAAAAAGTATATAGTGAATTCAATGATAGCAAAGAAAGAAAGTTAATGCTAGAAGGTATAAAGTATTATGATAATGATTCAAAGATAGATGAAAAAGTTAGATATGACCATTGTGGTACTGATTCAGCTGTTAATGATAAACTATCAAATACTAAATTACATAAGAACTTTATGCGTAAGATGACTAGACAAAAAGTCAATACATTATTGGGTAAACCATATTCTATAGATACAGAAAATGAATCCTATAAAGAAATACTTGAGGATGAATACTTTGATAAGTATATGTATAGAAAGATATTCAATACTTGTAAAGAAGCCATCAAGGAAGGTATTAACTGGTTAAATGCTTATTATGATGAAAATGGTAAACTTCAATTTAGAAGAGTACCAGGAAATCAAGTCAAAGCATTTTGGGTGGATAGAGAGCATACTAAATTAGCACAACTTATCCATTATTATGAAATAGAAGTATATAAGGGAGAAGAAAAGAAAACTACTACCTATGCTGATTACTATAGTACTAATGGAGTTATTCATTATGTTAAGGAAGAAAGTGGATTTGTTAGAGATTCAGAAAGACCTGCTGAAGAAGGTAACTTTGTTTTAATGATTCCACAAACTGAAAACATAACTAATGATAAAGGTGAGATAGTAGAAACTACTTATAAACTAGATGAAAATAATAATATAGTATTTGAACCACAACAAATGGTTTGGGATAGAATACCTTGGATACCATTAAAATATAATGAAGAAGAAACTTCATTACTTAAATATATTAGAAGTTATCAAGATACTTATGAATCATTGATATCAACAATGGTAGATATAGTACAAGATATACCAAATGCTATAAAATATTTCAAAGGTTATGGTGGAGCAGATTTAGAGGAATTAACAAAGAACATTGCACAATTCAGAGCAATCTTAATTGATGGTGATGGAGATGTTGGTTCATTAAATACTGAATTCAATGGAACTACCTTTGGAGAATTATTAGATAGAATTAGAAAAGATGCCTACGAAGATGGTGCTGGTGTAGATATGCAAAATGATAACACTGGAGATAAATCAGGAGTAGGATTAAAGTTCTTGTATTCAGATTTAGATTTAGACCTAGAAGAACTAGAACAAGAAATGGATGTATTCTTTGAATGGTTATTATGGTTTATAGATTATGATATCAATTTAAAACATCATCAAGATTATAGTGAGGAAGAAGTAACATTTACATTTAACAAAACTACTATAATAGATGAAGGAGAGTTAATTGATATGATAAATAACTCTAGAGATATGATACCTGATAAGATATTATTACCAAAACATCCATTCGTAGAAGATGTTACTAAAGTAGAAGAAGCTATTGAAGAGCAAGAAAAAGAAGAGCAAGCTAAACTAGAAGAGCAAATGAAAGCCTTCGGAAATCAAGGATTTAATCAAAATCCATCAGCGAATAATGGCAATATAAGCAATCCAACAACACAAAATAGTGGAAATTCAAATGCCAATCCAAATAAAACGGCTATAAATAATGGTAATGAGGAGAAAAAAGATAAAAAAGCTGGAAGTAATGTAAATAGTTAGGAGGTAAACTTATGAATTCAGATAAGTTAAAAGAATTATTAGAGAAGAATTCTAACTATTGGCAATCAAGAGCAATAGATACAGAAATTAGAGCTGTTGAGAATGAAGAAGATTATCTTAAAAGGGTAAAAGGTATTTATGATGCAGCTTCTAGAGAAATAGAAAAGAAAATGGCTAATGTATATGCAAGATATGCCTCTAATAATAAGATAACATTAAAAGAGGCATATAAGCAACTGCCAAAGAAAATGGAAACAGAATATAAAGCAGATGTTAATGAATATATTAGATTAGCCCAGGAACATCAAGGAGACCCAAAGTGGAAACAATATTTATTAAATCAATCCTTGATGCATAAACATTCAGTATTAAATCAATTACAAACTGAATATAGAAAAGTTATATATGATATTGATATAGAACAAACAGCTGGTAAATTCCTAGAAAAGGTTTATACAGATACTAATTACTATAATCAATATCTTAATAACGATGAAAGTTTTGCCAAAGTGGATAAAGAAAGAATTCAACAACTAATCAATGAGAATTGGTCAGGTGGAGGAAGTTTTTCAGAAAACATATGGGGTAATAGAGAAAAACTAATAAAGGCATTAGATGAAATAGTTATTAAAGGAATGGCAACTGGTAAAAGCTTTGATGATATGGCTAAAGAGCTAGCAAAAAAGATGGATACTGGTTATAATAATGCTGCTAGGTTAATAATGACAGAATCAGCAAGAATGGATAATATGTCTTTATTAGATACTTATAGAAGAATGGGTGTTAAGAAATTAGAATTTGTTGCCACATTAGATATGAAGACATCAGAAATATGTAGAGCAATGGATGGAACTATAATAGATATAGATAATGCCAAGATAGGTTTGAATGTACCACCACTTCACCCATATTGTAGAAGTGTAATATCTCCAGTATTAGATGATGAAATAGATAAAGGTGGAAATAAGAGAATCTATAGAGATAAAGATGGTAATTCTCAAATGGGTAAAAATAGAAACTATGTTGATTACCTAAAAGAAGAACTAGGAGATGAAAAACAAGCAAAGGCTATTGCATCAACTAGAAATGATTTAGCATCTTTAGTAGCAGCAGTATCTTATGTAGATATGACACCAACTGGAGAAACAGCAGTAACCTATGTTAATCCACAAGCTGTTAAGGAATTGCCTAGAGTAGATAAAGAAACATTATTAACTATGAAAGGTCCAGTTATTAACAATATAAATAATAAGTTATCAAATCAAATACAATTATCTGATAAGGATAAAGAGTTGATAGATAAGATAGATGATGCTTTAGATAAGTTAGAATACTATAATGGGGAAGTAGTAACTGATATAAGACCATCTAATAATAATCCACTTGATGGATTAAGTATTGGTGATGAATGGGTTCCTAGAAAATATCTATTTGCTACTAAAAAAGATAAGTATTATGATAATGCTCAATACAGATTTGTAATAACTAGTAAAACAAGTAGAGATGTTGGTAAGAAGATATCTATCTATAAAATTAACAAGGAATTTATCTTTAAAAGGAATACACCATTTAGAATCATTGATATAAAAGTTAAAAACAAAATAGTTTATTACTATATGGAAGAAATAATCAAAAATTAAAACATATAATAATAAAGAATAAATGATTACTGACTTTATTCGAGGAAGATTTATTATCAAATGTATAGTAAATCGCGCTACCTCGGAAAAAAGCGGAATAATAGAGGAGGAGATTATTTATGAAAGAAAAGTTAGTAAGTTTAGGGCTAACTGAAGAATTAGCTCAAAAGGTTGTTGATAATTTTGGAACCGTAATTGATGGAGTCTATGTAACCAAAGAAAGATTCAATGAGGTAAACAATGAATTATCTTCAACAAAGAAGACATTATCTGAAAGGGATAAGCAATTAGCAGATTTGAAAAATGATGAAAACTCTAATGAAGAATTAAAGAAAAAGATTCAAGAATTAGAAACATCAAATAAAAAGGCAGCTAAAGAAGCAGCAGATGCATTAGCAGCTGAAAGAAAATCAAATGCTATTAAATTAGAGCTAATTGGAAAAGTCCATAATGCAGATATTACTATGAATCTATTAAAGATGGATAATATAGTAATGGATGATAATGGCAAAGTTAAATCAGGATTAAAAGAACAATTAGATGACTTAAAGAAATCTGATAGTTATTTATTTATACCTGAAGATGGTAAAGGTAATAACCAAGGTAGTAATCCTGACCCATATGTTAAAGGAGCTACTCCAAAAGATGGAGAAGGCGGAAGCCCTAGCAATTTAACAAAGGGAGAACAATTTGCTAAATCATTAGCAGCAAATCATAATGAAGCTGTTAAGAATTCAGCAGATAGTATTTACTTTGGTGAATAATAAATTATAGATAAAAGAAGGAGGAATTTATAATGAAAGTTATTCAAACAGAATA